TTCTAATTATTGCATAAAAAATACCGTCCCAACAGCTTGGGGGCATTTCTCACTAGTCGAAGCTACAATAGAGTTAATGAAAGCGGCTCTAGAGGATGAGGAGAATGAATACTTTACTCTAATTAGCGATTCTCATTTCCCCCTGCATGATTTAGATACCACGGTAAATCTGATTAAAAAAGGGTATAAAAAAATGACTTTTACCAAGCACTTTAGCTTTCATACAAAAGTTAAGAGTCAAAAACTTTTTAAGGAGGGGATAAAAGGTTACGATTTTGGTGAGTATAACGCTGTTTGTCAGTTTTTTGTTTGCCGAAGAAAAGATGTGGAAGTGTTTGTTGAGACTTTTGAGCACTGGTCACAGTTCTTTGTGAAAGAAAAAGTTATCTTTGCTGATGAGTTTTATTTTTGGGGAATAGCTAAACAGTTGGGCATGGACTTTGAAATGGGTCAAGCAACCACTTATTCTGATTGGGGGATTAGAAGAAACGAGAGAGGCCAGCAAGATAGGAACCCAATGGTTTTTAGAACATTAACAAATTACATGCTTGACTCTTATCGTAATTCAGGGCATATATATGTTAGGAAGATAATGCCAGATACATTTATCACGGCAAATCCATTTAAATATTGATAAAATATGACAAATACAGTAGAATTACTTGGACACTATGGATCTGATGAAGTCATCGCTTGTAGCGCATGGACTTCAACAAGTAGAGAGTTAGATGAAGAGAAAAGACAGAGAATTCCGAAGCTCATCGACATGCTTTGGAGTAACGGACATGAGACACCCTTTGAGAAGGGTAGCGTTCACTTTCTTGTTGATTGTGATATTGCCAGTCATATACATTTGCTTAAACATAGGATTTCTTCGCTCAATGCTGAATCGGCTCGCTACAAAGAGCTTAAGGAAGACAAAATGTTTCTTCCTGAAGATTGGCCAGCGTTTTGGCAGGAAATGTTAGTGTCTTATACACAAAAAGGGAATGAGCTTTACCACCAATGTATTGCTGAACTTGAGCCAGAGTTAGGGCGCAAACGAGCAAAAGAATCCGCACGATTCTTTAAGACTTACAATAGTCGCATTCAAGCAGACGTTCAATTCAACATGAGAAGCTTTGCCAACTTTCTAAAACTTAGGAATAGTGAACACGCTCAAAAAGAAGTAAGAGAAATATCTCAAAAAATGCTTGACTTAGTTAATGATATCAAAGATAATCCGTTCAGACATACCTTAAATAGTTGGGGTTATTAAATTATGCAAATTAAAAAAATTGAACTTCGCTCTCTCCAGCAAGTTCATACTTATGAGTTGGAAGACGGAGATATTATTGATAACTTTGGCTCTATAGAAAGATTTAAGAAGATCATTGATGGTTCTGAACAGCCTGAAGGAGAGGAAGATGAAATTTTATCTAACATTCTGAGCGATTGTCCAGTAGAGGAAGACAATATTATGGGTGGCATTGAAGAGTCGTTTTTTGAATACGAATAAATTAAGGGTAATTCCAGCGTGATATAATCTTCACTTAAGATTAATCTTGAAGTCCAATAAAACGATATCTCTTTTTACTTATCTTTCATCAGAAGACGAGGTAGAGATAAGCTTAAAGGTTCTTAAACATTGCACCTCTGTTTTCGAATTTGATGACATAGTTATTTGCTCAAAAATTCCTAATCTAGACGCTTCTAAATTTGAAGCGCTTGGAGTTAGATTCGTTTTAGAAGATGACTTAGATTCCAGTTATGAATCCTATAATTTTTTTAAACTTAATCGTTTGAACGATCACATAAATACGGATTTTGTTTTAACAGTCGAAAACGATGGCTTTATCATTGATTCTTCATTTTGGAAAGATGAATTTCTTGATTATGATTACATTGGTTCTCCTTGGTATGACCCAATAGATAATCATAAATATAGAGTCGGGAATGGGGGTTTCTCTCTTAGAAGCAAGAAATTATTGGAAGCTACGAAGATGATAACAGATTCTCGTGATGGCCCCTTTGGGAATGAAGATTCATTCATTTGTTGGAAGTCAAAAAGGGTGCTAGAGTCCTTTTATAAAGTAAAATTTGCTCCAGCTGATTTGGCGGCTAAATTCTCAGTTGAGTGGAATGGATGCCCAGAACAAAAGCACATTATAACGGATGACCTTTTAACTTATGACACATTTGGATTTCATGGTCCTGACCATACTCCTTTGATGCACTCCACTTTTATTAAAGATTAATTGTGAAGAAATCCAACCCAAATATAATACCCTTGACAATCTGGACACAAATAGTGTAATAACAATTCATGAAGATTACAGGTAAGCAGGAAGTCGAAATTGAGATTTCCCAAGGGCAAAGACACTTGATCGCTCTTGATTACATTTCAGAGGTATTTGATTGGGACTCAGACTACTTTATCGAAGGCGGTTGGGTGATTAAGCGTGATATAGCTCACACCTCGCACTCGTTTGAGATTAAGAATAAAGTGAGAGAGGCGACCAAACAAGATCAATGCTTGTATGACATCTTTAAAACTTTGAAAAGACAGGTTTTTTAATCTTCAGGCTCAGTTGGAATATCAGGATCTAATAAAACGTCAGGATTGATGTTTACCCGAGCTTCTAACCCACCAAGAAGTGCGACCAGTTGATCGTATTCAGGAAAATCTTTTGGAGTTAGTCCTTTACGTAGTGGCGTGTTAAGGACATCGTCGTTGGCAGCAATAAACATCTTACCAGCATTATCTCCTGAATAAATTTTCATTGCACCTGTAGTCCAGTAATAATTTTGTCCACGACTCGTTTGAGCGTGGCGAATACTGTCGATAACGGTATCTGCGGTTTGTATATCTGTAATAAATCCAATCATATTAGCCATTTGGTAATGTTAATCCAGTGACGGTTTCCCACAATGTCTTCATGGCGGCGGCAAATTCAGAGCGTTTCGAGTGGAGGCTTGTGCCATAGCTCCAGAAACCAGCCGAAATGTCACTCGGTAAGACGGAAGAGGCTGCTCCCGCAACGGACCGTCCGAGAAGAAACGGCTCGCCAGAAGGTAGGGATACGGCGGTTTGAGTTGAGGTATCTTCTTGTTCAGAAAGTCGTCCCTTTTGAAGAAGCGTAGTAGAAACGCTTGTATTTCCTGTTCCCACGAATATACCAGCAGTCTTGCCACTAATTATTGCAGCATTTGACGTAGTTTGATGCAAAAGCCAGAAAATGTCGGTTTCTTCATTACGGCAGCGAAGTGAAAACCTAGCCCCACCAGACTCATTTCCAGCTACAGGTCTGTTAGTTCCGGGGTGACTTTTAATAAGGATCGCCATGTGGCAGTTTGTTTGTGTTAAGCTTAAATCATCGAGTCCTCCACCTGCGTCGGGTTTGAAATAGCCTCCATTACCTTCAATGAATCCCGCTGATTGTCCGACAGAACCGTTAAACGTCCCGCTCGTTCCGCTAACAAGGCAACGGGCGTTAGGTGCAGCTGCGCCCCAGACAGGGAAATACGCACGTTTCAAGTGTGAATACCACCCATCGCTCTTACCAGTTTTAAAAAACGTATGAATAGCTGTCTTTTGTGCGCTGGAAACACTTACGCCATCACCTTCTATTAGGGTGATGTAAGCTGATGCGTCAGCGTCAAAATTACCATCTCCTGTATAACGCAAACCAGAATCAAAAGGGGAGATGTAAAGAGATTCAGGTTGACCTAAATCTCTGATCTTCTTATTGAATTCTCTAGTAATGTGGTCATTAAGTTCAGTATGAGGAAAACTGTCGTAAAAGGCAGTTACTCCTGTTCTATAGTTAACCCAAGTTCCTGATGAAGTAGAAAAGTCTGAATGTATTTTTGATTGAGTTGATCGTGGCATTTCTTATTCTCCTTTAGCTTTTTTGATTTGATCTGGGGTGGGCGCTCCCTTATCGCCCTTCTTCCTCATTTTCTCACCAGAGCCACTCTTGATTCGATCCCTCTTCTTTTTGATATTTTCCCACAGGCTACTGTCAGATTTTTCTTTTTCTTTTAGGATCTCGTCATGACGTTTCATGAACGTTTCATGATCTGGCCCAGCCATATATAAAGTCTTACCGTCTTTTGTTTTGTGAGGGTGGATGCCTTTAAGACCTAACTTCTTAGCATCCTTCATTGCTTCTTCTTTTGTCTTGAAGTAATGTTTTTTTACATCAGGGGATGCCTTGGAGAAAAATAAAATACTATCTTCTTCATTTAATGGATCGCTAATCACTATAGATGCCTTGCTTTCAGCCTTCTCAAATTGAGAGTAACAAACAGCAGCTCTTTGCTTACCATCTTGAAATTCTTCTTTGTCTGAGAGGTCTAAAATACAGCGACTAACAAATTTATTTCTACTTTCTCCGTTGTTGGGTGTTGGTAATGGCATATTTTAATATACACAAAAAAGCCCCAAGTTTAAACAGAATTTTGCCAAATAAGGAGGTGGTGAACGGAAAGCAAGACTTTTAAGCTTTGTCATCGAGGTCTGGGTCATCTAAAACTTTAGGGTCAATTTCAACTCTGGCATCCAATCCACCAAGAATTGCAACCAACTCGTCAAACTCAGGAAAATCGCGGGGAGTAAGGCCATTGCGTAGCGGAGTATCCAAAAGAAAGTCACTCGCTTGGATAAATGTCTTTCCAGCATGATTACCCGAGTAAATCAGTGCGGAGCCAGTAGTCCAATAATAATGTTGCCCACGACTCGTTTGAGCTTGGCGAATTCCATCCATGACGGTAGCTGCGGTTTGTTTATCTGTAATAAATCCTATCATAAAGTTAGTCCTGAACAAGCTTCCCAGAGGGTTTTAATAGCGAGCGTGTAAGCATTGCGGTTAGTCGCATTTAACCCCTCACTAATTCCGAACGCACCAGCGTTAGAATCTGTGGCCTGAGTAGCGGCTCCTGTCGATGAAGCAGCAGACCCGAATCCGACGATTGGGAACGTGTTGTTATACGTTCCAGTCAACGTGCCTGTGGTTGAATTTTCGACGAACGCAGACCCGTCACGCCGACTTAACGTGGTTTCACCGTCTTTTCGGTTAGAAAGAAGAATTCCGTGAGAACCGTTGCTTGAAAGTGATGTTACGTTCACTCCGAGCCAAGACGCTTTCGGCAACACCGAACTATTTCCTGTGTTAATACGGACACTGTTCGCGGTAATTGAGCCAGCACCGATGATGGTTTGATTCGGAGCTTTAATTCCACTCGTCGTTGTCGGCGGTATGCTATCGTAGGCAAGAGCCATGAGACAAGCATTTTCGGTAGTGAGACTATCCAGCAGTTTGTATCCAGTATCAAAACGATTTGCGCTAGATGCTGTATCTGGATTAGTATACCCAGTGGCATAGTTGAATGAACCTTCAAATGTTCCGCTCGTTCCGCTAACTAGGCATCGAGCATTCGGTGCAGATGCTCCCCAGATAGGGAGATATAGACGTTTCAAGCTAGAATACCAGCCACCACTCTTGGCAGTTGTGTAAAATGTTTTAATTGCAGTTTTCTGAGCGTCCGAAACACTCACTCCATCCCCCTCAATTGCAGTGATGTAAGCCTCTGCGTCATCGTCGGGGAAATGATACTCTACGGAATCATTTGCAATCGGGAACGAATAAGAAAAATTTAATGTTGCATTACCATCTAAATCATGAGAGTGACTCACAGAATTTAAAAAACAATTGTGAACGACTAATTTTAAATTTGGTGTGGTGGAAGCTGTCCCTAATACTGTTTCAGTTATTAAAAATGTAAAGTTTCCTTTCTCAGTTACTAGGTTTGATAGATTTAAAGTTTCCTCAACATTATTTTTAATTATAGATATTTCTAAAGATCCTTGGGCTGGTAACACGGGATATCTTCTTTTTGCTCCTCGTTCTCCGACTCTGATAGTAGCTCTTCTTTCTATTCCTACAGATAGCGAAACAGATTGAATAGGAAAGTCTGTAGAGTTTTTTCCTTCGGCCAAAGTTGTAGTTAGAGTTATATCTTGAGGGCGAAAGACGTTAAACTTGCTTGAATCTAAATCAGAATCTTGTAGTTCACCCGAACCCTCACGGTCGCTAGAGCTTACAGACAAAGAATCACACTGGAATCCATAGTTCCCACGAACAAGATCTCCGACACTGCAATCAAAAGAGAAGTTGGTTAAGTTGGCTTTACTGAAAGTGGTTTCAGCAGTAGCGTCCTTTAACTTTAAAGTAGACTCATCTGAACTTAAAAATTTCAAATAGTTGCCAGCTCTGCCTAAAATATGATCATTGACGATAAAATCTATAGATGTATCAATGGGTTGATCTGCTGTTAAAATATAATCTTCTTGTTTGTAAGACCCAAGTTTTCTTAGCTCTTGAACATTTTTGGGATTCTCATAGCTGAAAGATTGAACGCCTCTAATCAAAGTGCTATCAATGTAGACTTGGCTCTCATGGGAGTGAAC